CAAGTAACTTAACGATACCTGATGGTATTGAAAAATTTTATATTCTTGATGCAACAGCAGTAACTAATCCTACAAACTTAACTTTTAAAACTGCAAGTGGTACGGGATTTACTTTAGATGCTGCTAAAATTTATGCAGCATATTCTAACGGTACAAATATCGTTGAAGTATCTTTAGATACTTTAGGAGGAACAATTGGTTCTGCACAAATTGCAGATGATGCAGTTACAACTGCTAAAATTTTACAATCAAATGTTACAACAGCAAAACTTGCTCAAAACGCTGTAACATCAAATCAAATTACACAATCATCTGTAACATTAACTAAAATGGCAGCAAACTCTGTTGGGCCAAATCAGTTACAATCTACAGCAGTGACAGCAGGATCTTATACAACTGCTGACATTACGGTTGATGAAGATGGTAGAATTACTTCTGCAGCTTCCGGATCAGCTGGTGCTACAATTTATGGAATAAAAAAATGGGCAATTGGACCTGGTACAGGTTCAGTTGCTACCACTGCTAACACATCTCAGCTTTTCGTTTGGATGCAAAGTGCAGCTGGAGGAGGTGGCGGAACATGGTTTAACCCAACCCCACCACATTCTGGGGGAAATGGAGGTGTAGGTAAATTTGGAGTATTTACAATACCAGTAAGTGCAAGTTCACAATATCCTTTTAGTCTTGGGGCGGGCGGAACTGGAGGTGGTGGTACTCCTGGGGCTATGACAGCACCAAGTGGTAACGCTAGTGGTACAGTAGATTTTAATGGTCAAACATATATCAATGCTGCCAATGGTGGAACAGGAGCTACTTATAACAGTAGTAATGGTTCTCCTGGTGCCGCTGCTACTTTTGCAATTCCAGCAACTGTTGAAATAACTCCAACTACTAATCCACTATCACAAATTTATCAAAATTACAGCTTACCTAATCTAGGTGGGACAGCACAAATTCCTAATGACGCTGATGGTTTTTGGTTTAACCTTACAAGACAGGATAATTTACAACCTGGAGATTTACCTTTTCATGGACAAGGTGGAGGTAGTTATCCAGAACCTTACGGATCAGGACCTCCTTCCGGACAAAGATCACCTGGTATACCAGGAGGGGATGCTAACATGGTAATATTTGACAAGTTAGATTAGAAATTATGGCATATATTTTTTTAACACCAAACTCACAATCTGTTTTCAAAATAGCTGCAAATGATTCTGAAAAACAGAAAATAGTAGGTCATGTAAATCAAAACGCTTTAGTTCAACAAACGATAAGTGATACTGAATTTGAAAATTTAAGAGCAAATACTCATTTTATTAAAATAGAAAATGGCGCAGTAACTGTAACTGAATTAGAAGATGGTCGGTCTTTTACATCAGCAGAAGATTTAAATGCTTACATTAATGAACTTAAAGTAACCATAAATCGTTATTTAAAAAATTTTTCAGAAAATGCAAATTATTCTCAGTGGTCATCTTATTATGATCAACTTAATAACTTTAATACAGGATCTTTAACTTACCCTTTTGAAAAAAGCTTAGAAAAGCATTTTCAAGAATCAAGTTTACCTTACTTTAATATTTTAGAACTTCCATAAAATATTTTTTATGATATAAAACTTTTATGTTTGAAAACAACATAAAGTTTACTGCAAGCAAAGAATACATAAATATAATAGATAAATCTTTATACCCTCAACCAGCTTCAAAAAACATACCTGGATGGTTTAAAAAATTAGGTAATAATCCTGAGAAACAAACTGCTAAACATTGTATGCCTTTTTTAGATACTTTAACAACTGGCTACATATTAAAAATGCCCTATGATTTACAAATAAAACACAATCTTGAAAATAATCAAACTAAACAAAAAGATGCTTTCCAAAAAACAAATCAACATATGTGGATAGATACAGTTGTGAAGTATAATATAAATTTTCCTAAAACAGCTCAATTTCATCCTCAAGAACAGCTAGAAGGTTCTCCTTTAGTTGAAAAAAATAAAAATTTATCTTTTCACAAAATTGTAAATCCTTGGAAAATACATACACCTAAAGGTTATTCATGTTTGTTTGTATCACCGTTAAATAATGCAGATGATAGGTTTTCTGTTATTTCGGGGATTGTTGATACAGATACCCATGACATAGAAATCAATTTCCCATTTGTTGTTAATGGTGATAAGTATCCAATATTAGAAACAATAATTAAGACAGGAACCCCTTATGTTCAAGTAATACCTTTCAAAAGAGAGGCGTGGAAAATGAATGTAAAATCTGTTAATAATATGGAGCTTATTAAAAATAAGTTTAACTTTTTTTTAAGTATTAGAGAATTTTATAAAAATAATAGATGGAACAAGAAAATATTTAAATAAATGCATTTAAAAAATTTTATACAAATATACGACAACGCAATTAATATTAAAACATTATCTCAGTTAATAAGATTTGTTAATAATAAAAAATTTGAAGCTGCAGAAATATTGGGTGGGGGCAAAGGAAAGGTAGATAGAAATGTAAGGCGAACTGAATCTTATTACTTAAATCATAATTATAACAGTTTAAGTAATGTTCATTGGTCAAATTTTATGAGATGGAATTTTGGTAAGTATTTAAGAGATTATATGATGACACACAATTTAGGTAATACTGATAAAATATTTATAGAAGGCATAAGTGATGTTACTGTTTTAAAATATGAACAAACAGGATTTTATAAATATCATACAGATCATTGTAAAAAAATTCCAAGAACTTTAAGTATGATTTTATTATTAAATAATGACTATGAAGGGGGACATCTTAGTTTCAGATGGAATGAAGAAGAATATAAAATTGAAACAAAGGCTAATAGATTAATTATTTGGCCAAGTAATTTTATGTATCCACATAGTGTTCTTCCTGTAACAAAAGGCAAAAGATATTCGGTAGTAGCATGGGCAGTTTAAAAAAAGATTTTAAATATAAATTAGTAAAAAATTTTTTAACAAAAGATGAACAAATTTTATTAAGAAATTATTGTATTATTAGACACAAAAAAAATTTTACTGATTTTGATTTAATACAAAACCATAATGGAGATAGTAAATTTTATACAGATCCTTTAATGGATTCTTTACTTGTAAACAAAGTTAGTTTGATGGAAAAAGAAACAGGATTAAAATTGTTTCCTACTTATTCTTTTTGGAGAATGTATTCAGAGCTCGCTGATTTAAAAAAACATAAAGACAGACCTTCTTGTGAAGTGAGTGTAACTGTCATGATTGATTCTGACGGAACAAAATGGCCTATTTTTATGCAAGGAGTAGAAATTAATTTGGAACCAGGAGATGCTGTAATTTATTTAGGATGTGAGCTTGAACATTGGAGAGATGAATTTAAAGGAGATTGGCATGCGCAGACATTTTTACACTATGTTGATGTAAATGGACCGTATGCAGATTACAAATATGATAGAAGAGGAGGTATAGGACATGAAATTTAAAGTTCATGAAGATGGTCACGCAGAAATATTTTTCTCAGAAAGAGAGATAGAGACAATTAAAGATAAAAAACAATTAGTTATGGAGCCTAAATTTTTTAAACATTTTTCTAATTTATTGTTAAACACTGTAATGAATTGGAGTAAGTTATCCAAAGAGGAAGTTACGACTTCGCAAGATACTGAAGTTATTACTAAGTAATGAAATTTGATTTAGTTCAAAGAGAAATTCATATAAAACAAACTATTTTTTTGTATCAAGGCATTTATAGAAATAATAAAATTTTAAATTCATTAAAAGAAAAAATTAAAAATAATTGCATTGATGACAATAAAAATAAAACTAACGTAAAAGGGGATATGACTTCTTGGAATTTTTTCAATAAAGACCAAGATTTTAAAACTTTTATTGAAGATATAATACCTGATTTAAGAAAATGCGTTGGACCTCAAGATGCTTTTGAAATACACAACGCTTGGGGTAACATTTTAAGTAATGAAGAAAATCATGTAACGGAACATCACCACAGACAAACCTCACTGTTAAGTGGCGTATTACATTTATCAGATGAAGGACCAGGACTTTACTTCAAACATTTGGATTACACCTTAAAAGAAAAGTTCGGAGGATTCGCTTTGTTTCATCCTGAAACTTTACATGAAGTTAAAAAATTCAAATATACACAACCTCGAATTTCTCTTGCTTTCAATTTAAATAATTTATATAAAGGGACTCAATAATGTATAAAAATGTAAATATAGGTGAAGATTTTTACCCTGCAGAACATTTTGGTTTGATGCAATTAAATTCTAAAATGCTTGCCTATGATGCATGTTGGCAACCAGCTGGTATATGGTATCCTAACAGACTTAAAGCATATCCATGTCATGAAACAAAAAAATGGAATGATGGATCTGATATAAAAAATATTTTTATAGATCTTTTCGAAAAAATTAGTAATGTAAAAGTGGCACAATGTGCTACTTTTTTTAGAAAAATTCTTTCAGAAGAAATAAAGCAATCTCCTATAGCTAAATACGGAGTCTTACCTCACCAAGATAATCAGGATAACGATGAATGGGATTTAGCAGGAGTTGTTTATTTAAACTCTTTTAGTCTGGATGATGGAACAAGACTTTATTCTTATCAAAATCAAGTTGAGCCTGATGTCATAGTTGGTGCAAAACCAAACAGAATAGTTTGGTATGACGCTAATTTATATCATTCCGCAGGTCATGATTTTTTAACTGCTGAGAGAATTGTACAACCTTTTTTCATTAAAACAGTAAAATAATTTCAATACTAGCTTAGTTTAAATCTTAACTAAGATGATATATAATACAGTCATGCCTTTAGCAAAAGTAAATATAGCACCGGGATTTGATAAACAATCTACACCAGCAGACGCTGAGGGTCGTTGGGTAGATGGTGACAATGTAAGATTTAGATATGGTGAACCTGAAAAAATAGGTGGCTGGTCAGCTTTAGTTAATAATAAAATTGTTGGTGCAGCTAGAGCTCAACACGTCTGGGCTAATACTGATGGTAAAAGATATGCTGCAATTGGTACAGATAAAGTTTTAGTTATTTATTTTGATGGTGCTTTTTATGATATTACACCCTTAGACACAGACAATTATTCGACAGGGGCCAATATAACAACGACCAACGGATCAACAACAGTCACAATTACTACAACGGGATCACACAATCTTACTGTTGGAGACGTAATTACTTTTGCTAACGCAGGATCTTTTGGAGCTGATACTAATTATACAGCTTCAGATTTTGATGATAAATTATTTGAAGTTCAAACTGTGCCTTCAATAACGACTTTTACAATTACAATGCCGACAGCTGAAACTGGCTCAGGTGAAACAAATGATGGCACACTTGACGTAAGACCTTATGTGCCTGTTGGACCATTAACTCAAACATCAGGTTATGGTTGGGGAACGTATTTGTTTGGTGGTAGAACAATCGCACAAACGACAACTACAATGAACAATGCTGGTAATATGTTAGTGGGTGCTACATCAGTCATTCTAACAGACTCTTCTAATTTTCCATCTTCAGGTAAAATTAGAATTGGATCTGAGGACATGGAATACACAGCAAATAACACCGGCACAAACACTATTAGTGGAATTACTCGAGGAATAAATGGAACCTCAGCTGCAGAACACACTGACGGATCTACAGTAACCAATATCACTGATTACATTGGTTGGGGTGATGCGTCTACTTCAAGCACAGTAACTATTGATCCTGCAAATTGGTCTTTAGATAATTATGGTAACATATTAATTGCAACAGTTCATAACGGTGAAACATTTACTTGGGATGCTTCTTCTACAAATGCTTTACAAACTAGAGCAACAATTGGATCAGGTATGCCAACCAAATCAGTTATGACGATTGTTTCAGATAGAGACAGGCATTTATTTCATTTAGGCACGGAAACTACAGTGGGATCAGCTATATCACAAAACAAAATGTTTATCAGATTTTCAGATCAAGAAAGCACAAGTGTCTATGCACCAACATCAACAAACACTGCAGGAACATTTCAACTTGATGACGGCACACGTATCGTAGGTGCTTTTAAAGGTAAAGATTATATCTTGGTTCTTACAGATACTGCTGCGTACGAAATGCAATTTGTTGGACCACCTTTTACATTTTCTATTAGAAAAGTTGGTTCTAATAATGGTTTGATGGGTCAGCATGCAGGAGTGTTTGCAAATGGTGCAGTGTTTTGGATGGGAAAGACTGGCGGATTTTATGTTTATGATGGCACTGTAAAATCTTTACCATGTCTTGTTGAAGATTTTGTATTTACAACAGATGGTAATAATCCAGGTATCAATTATGATTCTGGTCAAATAGTTTTTGGAGGCATAAACGAATTGTATTCAGAAATAAATTGGTTTTACCCAACAGCTAATTCATCTCAAATAAATAGAGTTGTTACATATAATTATGATGAAAATGTTTGGACTACAGGAACATTAGACAGAACCACATGGATTGGATCAACTGTGTATGAAGTTCCCTACGCTACAGATTTCAACGCAACTGACACGCCTACTTTTCCAACTATAAGTGGTGTATCAAATGGAGCATCAATTTATTACGCTCATGAAGTAGGTTTAAATCAAGCTAACGGAGATGGAACTGAAACAGCTATAACATCATTTATAAAATCAGGAGAGTTTGATTTAAATGGAAGACAAGGAGTTCCAGGGGATGGTGAATTTTTGATGAGCATTAAAAGATTTTTACCTGACTTTAAACGTATCAACGGTAATGCCAAAGTAACAATATTTTTAAATCAGTTTCCACAAGGCACAACAGCTTCATCAAGTCCATTAGGACCTTTTACTGTAAGCTCAAGCACGTCTAAAATTGATACAAGAGCTAGGGCAAGATTAGCATCAGTGCAAATAGAAAATGAAAATTTAAATGAAAGTTGGAGATACGGAACTTTTAGATTTGATGTAAGAGTGGATGGTAGAAGATAATGGCAAAAATTACAATTCAAATACCTGAACCTAAATCTGAGTATTCACAAGAGGATCAAAGACAAATACTTCAAGCATTTAGAACTCTCCAGTCTCAGTTGAACTTCTCATATGAGAATGATATAAAAAACAAACAGGATGCATTTACTTATTTTTTATCATGACAATACAATATAAAAGCGAAACCTTCGATTTAACTACGACAAATATTACAACAGTATTAACCTGTCCTTCTGATGCAACAATATTAGTTAAGTCATTACAAGCATCTCATCAAACTGCAAGTAATGTAGATGTTGATGCATATTTACAAAAATCAGGTGGGTCTAATGTAGAAATAAGTCATGCACAACTTAATAAAAATTTTACTAATATGATAAGTGATACATTGAATATGGAAGCATCTGATGTTTTAAAAATACAAGCTGATACCGCAGATGCAATTACTGGTGTTGTAAGTTATGCATTATTAGATAGATCTCAAGAGAATGGCTAAGAAAAAATCAATATTTGGTGTAAATAATTACCATAAACGTACACCTAAAAAACGTCCTGGAGTTCACACAAAAAATAAAAATAAAAGAAAACCTCATCGTAAGAAATATGTTGGACAAGGACGTTAATATATTGTATTTAAAAACACATGGCTGTTTATCACAAAATTAAATGCGAAACTAAAACTATTTATAGAAGTATAAAAACAGGAGAAAGATACGAAAC